ACGCACGTTGCATGAACTCGTTGCTATGCTTGCCGTTCCTCAACGCCTGTTGGTGTTCCTTGATTCGGCGATGGATGTTCTTCGACGAACCTTGGTAGAAGTACGGCCCAACCCAGATCTCGTACACACCGGCAACCATCACGGCACCTCGGGCGGGAGTTCTTCAGAGACGGGGACCTCGACGGCCTCTGCCAACTGTTCAGGAAGCTGATGCGACCTGACGAGTTCCTTACGGATCTTCGCGGGGTCCGCACCAAGCTGGACGAGCAGCGGGGCGAGTTCGACCAGGCTCTGACGCTTCGCCGCGTCGGCGATCGGGGTGGCCCCGGCGTCCTCTGCGAAGAAGCTCATGTCGCCGGTCAGGTCGTCGGCGGACAGCATCGTCGGGCCGGACGGGTACGGCAGGGCCAGGGGCTCGGCCCCGTCACCCAGGACCAGGGCCAGGATCGAGCAGTAGGTCTGCGCGATGCGGGCGATGGCGGCGTCCCGGGCGCGTGCCATGCGGCCGATCTCCGTCGCCGAGTACCCGGCGAGAAGGTTCGCCTCGGTCGCCGTGGTGCGGCTGACCTCGCCCCGCGTGAACGGGGCCAGGAGTCCGGCCTCCTGGATGTCGGCCGACACGGTGCCGGCGTACGACAGGATGTCGGCCGGGATCGGGGTGACGGGCACGGGGACCAGGATGTCGGCGATGGTCGCACCGGGGGCGAGGTCGACCTCGATCACCTCACCGTCCACGTTCTGTGCCAGCTTGGCGGCGGCCTCCTCGGACAGGGACCCCTGGCGGGACAGCCAGTTGCGCGCCATCCGGCGGACGCCCTGGGCCTGGGCCGTGCGGATGATGTTGACCTCGCGGAACTGGTCGCGGGACCGGCCGACGAGGGAGTACCCCCGCATCGGTTCCTCGGGGTTCCGTGCGAAGTACAGCGGGATGATCGGGACGACGGGGCGGCCGGACGCCGTCTTGTACGGGATGCCGGCGGACTCCGTCACGGGCTCGGGGTCCTCGCCCAGGGTCCCCGTCTCGACCTTGACCCCGGAGAACAGGAACTCGCCACCCTGCTGACCGTCCGTCGTGTAGTCCGGGGACCACACGACCAGTCGGTCGGCGCGCAGGTCGTAGAACTCCAGGACGGTGATCCACTGTTCGACGTCCTCGCGGGTGGACGCCTTGCCACCCATGTAGAGGTCGGCCAGGGACGTCGGGACCCGCGTGCCCGTGGACGGGGTGGCGAGTCCCGCGCCCGGACCCCGGCGGTAGGACTGGCCGCGCAGGCGGTCCGGGGACACCCCGTACCTCTGTGCGGCGTCCTCCTTCGGCAGCATGTAGGTGTGACCCACCCACCGCTGGGCGTCCCACGTCGGGGCCGTGGCGTCCACGACGACCTCCCACGGGGGGATGGCCGCAACGCCGACCCGCTCTAAGGGGTCCGTGGACTCCACGGGTGCCAGCTTGATGTAGGCGCTGGGGTAGATGAGGGCGAGGCGCAGGGCGTCCTCGACGACCTCGCGGGTGCGGGCCAGGAACAGGTTGCTGACCGCCTGGGCCACGTCGGGGTTGCCGCGCCCACGGACGTCCGGCTTGACGACGACGGACGGCTGCCGCGAGAACAGGGACCCGACGTAGGACTCGACCACCTTGTAGGCCGAGGGAAGTTCGACCCGCACCGTGGTCAGCGGGCTCGAAGTCCAGTACCGGGTCAGGTAGAACCTGGAGTACTCCTCCAGTTCCTCCCGGCAGGACGCCCAGTAGTCCTGGTGCTGCTCCCAGATCTTCCGCACTTCTTCGGGCTTCATCATGGGTGTGTGACCGGGTCAGGTGTGGAACGGCATGGCGCGGGTCGCGCGGATGCGGCGTGCGCGGGACGCGCTCAACAGTTGGTCGATGCGGTTGGTCGGCATTGTAACACCGACCCGCCAGGACGGCGGGACGTCGCGCAGGGCCCGGTACGCCAGGGCGATGGCCACGGCCGCGTCGTCGTGTGCCCCGTCGGGGGCGGACGGTGCCGGGGACGTGCCGACGACGAGTGACCTGAGTTCCAGGTAGGTGATGCGGTCGAGCATCCGGACCAGGGGCAGGTGCTCCCGCAGGGTGTCGAAGATCTCGACCTTGGACTGGACCGTCGTGACCCACGGCCTGCCCGTGGACGGGTGCCGCCACTGGGTCCGGTAGCCACACGCGTCGAGTTCGAGCAGCAGGGCGTGGCCGTGGTTGTTGCTCTCTGCCAGGACCAGGGCGTTGTTGTAGCGGGTGGCGACCTGGACGACCCGGTGCGCCCAGTCCTTCGGGGACGCGGTGTTCGACCGGGCCATGAAGACGGGCTGACGGGTGGTGACGCTGACGACGGCCAGGGCCGAGTAGTCGGACCGTCCGCCCGCCCCGCCGGCCGTGTCGACGCCCACCACGTACCGGTCCCCCGGCTGCGGGGGTTCGATCTCCCGGGTGTCCCCCGTCACGCTGAAGTCGAGCACGTCGATGTGCTGGGTCGCCTCTGCCGGGAAGAACCCGCCACCCACGTCGAGCAGCGCGTCGTCCATGCACGCGGGGTACTCCCGGCAGAACTTCTGCTCGGACCCGAGTCGGGCGATGGTCCGGCGACGCCACGCCAGTTGCCCTGGGGTCAGTCCGTACCTCTCCCCGTACTTCACTTCTTCGGGGGTCGGGGAGAAGTCCGGCGGGGGGACGTCCTCGTACGCGGGGTGCTCGTGCCACCACAGGGTGACGAGGTGCCACCCGGGCGGTGGGTCGCGGACAAGACGGGAGAAGAAGTCGTTCGGGTTCCGGGCCGTGCTCTCGACGACGAGTAGACCGTCGCCCACGGCGGCGTCCACCTGGGCGATCACTTCTTCGAGGTCCGGTGCGTACGCGGCCTCGGAGATCAGGGCAGCGGCCGGGGCGAACGACCGCAGTCCGGTCTGCGACCGGCTGGTGTACGCCCGGATGCTGGCCCCGGTGTCGGGCCACTCGACCGCGTTGCGGGTCACACGGGTCGGGCGGCGCAGCAGTTCGGGCAGATCCTCGACCCACGCCGCGTGGTCGTCGAGCAGGGCGGACGCGGAGTCGGACCTCATGCTGACGACGGCGTGCATGGCCCGGTGCGGGGTCGTGGATGCGAGGTGGTGCAGGACCATCTTCGCGCCCGTGGTCGCGGCCACCTGGCGGGCCTTGCACACGATGATGCGCCGGTGCCCCGCCCGCACGGCGGCGAAGATCTTCGACTGCATCGGCAGCGGTGAGAACGGGACGCGGGCCTTGGTGTCCTTGTCCTGGACCGTGTGGATCTTCGCGTACAGGTCCAGGTCGCCGAGCAGACGCTCGACCTGTGCGCGCATCGGGGCCGGGACCGTCGGCGGGGTGTAGACCGCCATCAGGACCGCCCGACCCGGAGGAAGTAGCGGGTGGACTCCGCGAGTTCGGGCAGGGCCGCGTCGGCGTCCAGGACCATGTTCGCGGGCCACCGTCCGTGCGGGGACCCGATGCCACCCATCGGACGACCGTGGCCGAACCTAACCGCCCCCGCGCGAGGGGGTGCGGGTGTCCGTGCGGTCAGGTGTCCGTCGAACGAGGGAATGCGGGTGGCGTCGATGTGGATGGCCCCCGTCCCGTGGCGCAGGACGTTCGCCGCGACGGTGCCCTCGGAACAGGGCTTGCGGAGTACATGGACGACCCGCATCAGGACTCGACCGCTTCGGCGTCGGGCACGAGGCGCAGGATGTTGGCGAGTTGCGCCATGGCGGGGTCGGACGGGACCTCCCCGGACCGGTTCGCCTGCTCGGCCATCTGGATGCGCCACTTGCGGCGGTCGTCGACCAGCCACTTCGCCGCGTCGATCTTGACCTTGTCGGGGCTCGTGCCGGGACGGACGGCGTCGATGATGCACTCGACGGCGGCGGGCAACCCCTTCTCCAGTTCGTCCTCCAGGTCGTACAGTTGGGGCGTCGGGTTCGCCGTGGGGATGGCGACCTTGGGTGGGGGCGCGGCGGTAGCGCTTGGCGCAGATGGACTGGACGACCTCGGAGTCGTGGGACCCACACGCAGGGCACTGCACGGGTGACCTCCTTGATTGTGTCATTGTAACACCGATCGCCACCCCTCGCACCGGTGCGCGCCTGCGGGACGGCCCGTGGACGCCGGATGCGTACCGGTGGCTCGATGGACGGACGGGGACACCACATGTGGACGGACGAGGACACCGCCGCCTACTGGGCCGAGGTCGACCGCGAGGAGGCGTCCGACTGGGCGCGGGTGTCGTTCCGCCGTGGCGGCATCGACCCGCTCGGGTGGCGGGTGCAGTCCCTGTCCCGGGACGGGGACGACCCGGAGGCGATGCTGGGTGTGCCAGAACACACACCCCCCGTACGGCCCCCAGGATGCGATTACGGCGCGATCTGGACGCGGGCCGTGTCCCTGGTGCCCGAGGGTTCCCGGACGGTCCTACGGGCCGCCACGGCGCCTGGCAGGGCCGGTGGCCGTGGCGGCGACGGCGTGGCCATCGCACGGGCGATGGGCATCGGCCAGTCCGTGTGGGTGACGCGCCTGCAACTGGCCGAGGCGCACCTCGCCGTCGTGGCCCCGTGGGCGGCCCGCAGGGCCGCCCAGGATGCGTCTGGGCGCGCCTGGGACGCGGGGGCGGTGGTCGGTGCGGCCGAGGGTCTGGGCGCGGCGTACGGGGCCACGGTGGCCGCGTACATCGACACCTGGTCCACGGTCCGTGCGGCCCGCGCCGTCGGGGCCTCGCAGTCGACCGTGTACGCCCGGCTGCGGCGGGTCGCAGCGACCGTGGGACCGGTCGCCGCGATGATGGCGTTCTCCGGGTCGGCGGCGGACGGTCGACGGTGGACGTGGCCGGGGTGACCGGTGACCCGCAGGGTCAGGCGGGGAAGTTCTCGTACATGCCCTGGGGGACGTCGGCACGGTGCGACCGCTGGCGGGTCGCGTCCCGGTGGATGTTCTGGGACCGGGACCGCATCACCTGTGCCGCCCAGCTTGCGGGGCTGGACTTGCCCCGGGACGGGTCCCACCGGGACTTCATCGAGTGCGACCGGACGATCAGGGTCAGGCGCAGGTCCTGGATCCA